GGGAAAACTAGCATTCCCCTTTTCAGTCTTTGGGTAATCCAGCTTCAATGCATCACTGGCTGCCTGTATATCGTCACCAGACCAGATGTCTACATCCCGCTCTGCAACCTTCTTGAGTTGCTCCGTCAGCTTGCCTTGCTCGTCAAGTAGTTGAGCTTTGACCTTGTGGGCCCGGTCAAGATCGACTGGGACCCCACGTTGGCGCATGGCCACAATCACGTCGACTAGCTGTGTCTCCATCTCAAAGACTTCCCACAGCTTCTCGTCGTGCAGCAAGACTTCTTGTTGGGCAAAGATGCGAATAGGCAGGTCTGCATCCTTACGCCCGTATGGAGCCACCTCAGCAGCATGAAATTGCCAAAGGTTTTCTTTGACCTTGCTTGGGTGGATACCACGGCGAACGGCCGCCGCAATTAGTTCTGTCTCGTCCTTTGTCTCTCCAAGGTAAGACTGAGCCAAGGCATCAAGCTTATAGGTGATGCGGTCTTCATCAAGCAAAGGCTCAGCAATCTGCACGTCATACTTAGGACCTCCTACCTTGACGCCTTCTGTCAGCAACCATTCAAGGTCGTAAGGCAGGTTGGCACCAATCTTAGGAATGTCTGTCTTCAGCATGTCACTTAACCAAGCAAATGCATTGTCAGGGTTAAGGTTCCCACCTGCTGCATGACGGACAGGATAGTACTCAGCAAATCCATCATCAGTTGCGACAGAAAATCCCACGATGTAGCCATCTTTGCGTACTCCTCCAGGTCCTTTAGTCATTAAGTTCGGGTCGCGCGTCTCGCAGTCTATTGCGATCCTCTTTGCTACTAACAGGTTGGGAAAGTGCTTCGGCGGTTGATAAGATGATACGTCCATTTTTTATCCAGAGTTGTTTTGCAGCGTCATGCGGGTATGGTTCAACGTAGACTATGCGCTTGCAGCTTGTGTTTAGCAAAAGCTTTGTACAAGTCATGCAAGGCATAGCAGTTACGTAAGCTGTGTCTATTTGTTCAACGTCCTTACATTGGAGTAAGGCGTTTTGTTCCGCATGAATAGCTTCACATACATCCAGGCCAGTGCCCGAAGGCAGAGAAGCACCGGGACAGCGAACGTCAGTGCAATGAGTATGACCACGAGGCACCCCGTTATAACCAGTACCGAGAATATGCCCACGATGAGATATGAGAACGCAGCCCACACTCCTCCGAGCGCAAGTACTCCTTCGACTAACGAGTACAGCCAATTGCGAAAAGTATTCATCTTTGCCTATCCTTTCCATGTTGATAATTCCTTGAGAAAACCGTTGTGCACATGGCCACCTGCCAGTGTCCACAAGTGATTAACTAGGTGGTCGTAGTCATCGAAGTATTCCAGATCAATCGGAGCGTAATCTCCAAGGATCTCTCCATTTAAGCAAGCATCTACCTTAAACCAATTCTCTTCGTACAGGTGCTGGCTTGCTGCGTAAAAGTGCAGTGAGCCAAGCTGGACAGTCAGACCTTTCTGACGAAGAAGCAAAGCAATACCTGCTGACAGCATGCTGAAATTAAACCAGTCGTAAGGCACGCCAAGCCAAGCGTCAGAGGAGCGCATGTTCATAAAGCAATGAAGCATACCGGAGCGAATCACAAACTGGCAGCTGATCGTGCAAGGGATGTCTCTTGAAGCACGAGGGTTTGGACGCCATATCGTGATGACCGCTTGACGTGTGTCTGGATCAGCCAACAGCGACTGAACAACGTGGGCCAATTGGTCGCGTATTCTTGGACCATAAGCTCCGTAGAAAAAGATGCCGTCGTCAGAGAAGTTGCTGATCTGCTTACTGAAACGGGCGATGGTGCTAACGCGGTTGTCGCCTGACATGATCCAAGCTGCTTCTGCTGCCATAAACTTATAACCAAGAGCCCGTTCCTTAATGGTAATGACAGGCTGGTTCATGTCAATCATCGACTTAAAGCCCAAGAGCTCTTTTGTCTTTTTGCCACGTGGGCTTGTCTCGCTGCCGTTGTGCATGACAATATCCAGCAAGCCTTGCCAATTCATGTTTGTCGTGTTAACCATTGAGAGCCTCCTCAAGTTGAAGCAAAAATTCATCGGCTTTGTTAAACCGCTTTGCGTATGACGGATGATAGATGTTAGAGATGCGGCGAGTGAGTGAGTGCACTGAAGCATGCGCGTCATTGCCAAGACATATCAAGTGCAGATACGGCTTTGCTGAAAGGCACCTGTCAATGTGCGTAATACCATCCTGATCATTAGCATTGATGTAGATGGCTCTTGTCTCGTCAAATGTCAATTCATGCAAAGCACTAGCAAAAAACTCGCTTGAATTGCCAAAGTCGTAGAAGGGCCAGCTAACTGCTCTAAACTTGCTGTTGGCCTTATCTCCAACAAAGATAAAGTTGGCCTCATGCACATGTCCGGCAAAGTTTTCTGTACGCAGATCAAGAGCCGGAGCGTATTGCTTTGTCTGGCGTGATTCAAGGACTGACATCACCATGTCAATATAGACATCAAGATTTGTACCTTCAATGTCATAACGATATGGAAGGACATCGTCGCGCTTAAGCATACCAAACACAGACAGCTGCTGGGCGTAGTCGCTATCATTGCCAGCAAAGCCTCCTTCAAATAACTGATCAAAGCGTTCACGTACACGATCAACGTTGTCGTACATCTCTTTGCGTTCTGTCTTCAGCTGCTCAAACTTTTCTTTGTGGCCTTGTGGAGATTGCGCCAAGATGTACATACCTCCTACCTTACGGATAATGCGATCAATCATGCGTCCCATGTTAGGCCAAGGGCTGCCGTCGCGATAAACTTCAGCATAGATGGCTTCACTCATCCACAAGCGATCAATCACAACAAGTTGCGTACGAGCAAGCTTCAACGCGCGATGCAAAGCAGCTGTGTGATACAGCGGCATCTTTGTAGGCCAGCGGTACGTGTTGTGAATGTAGACTCCATCATGCTTGTCGCAAATAGCTTTAGCAAGAGTAGTCTTACCTGTACCATCGCAACCATCAATGACAATAATGCCTTTCATTCTTTCTCCTTTCTGATGAGGTCCGTGAGCGTTGGGGCCACAAATCCTGCAGGTTTCACTATATCATAGATAGACCCGCGTTTGCTATCTTCTTCCCTTAAAGCACGCACTTTTTTCATGTTTGCTTCGTGCACCCGCTTGAATCCTTCGTTGAATGGAAGGCCTGCTAAGTAGGCCGCCCCAAGAGCTACGTAAACAAGGTCAATCAGGCCGTCAAAGTACTCCTCAAGATTGCCAACGTAAGCAGCCGCCCTAAGCTCGTCTAGCTCCTCTTTCATGTGCGCATTCTTAAGTCTCCAGATTTCCTCAACTGGAAAGTTAGGCTGATCAGTAGGCTCTAGTCCAAACTTTTTATGAAAATCGGAAACCAGTTCAAACATGTCCATGATCACTCTCCAAGGTAGTCAAAGAGGGGCTGCCAAGCGTCACTGCTGGAGAGCGGCTTTGTGAGGTCTGAGAACTTACCAGCGGCAAACATTTCTTGAGTTTTCGGCAGTTTGACTCGCCAAAGCACATTGCGTGATCGGTGGGGATAGAGCGGAGCAAAGATAGTTGCCAAGTAGTTGCTGTCGTAGTAATCACGCAGGCGGCTGAACACTGCATCGAGGTCATCTTTTTCAATCATTTCCTTGTAGTCTTTAATGGAGGCAAAAGTGCCGTAATGTGCGTCAACTTCCAAGCCTACCTTGTGGAGCATCAACTGCATTACTTCGTAAGTCATCTCGTTGACGTGGTTATCTGCTGCCCCAACCTTTGCGTCGTAGACTGGCGTGGACAAGAATGCTACGCCTTCAGGGGCCAAGCGATCGCGGATACCTTCAAGCATCTTGTAGGCATGCAGCGGCTCAACGTGTTCAAGGACCTCAAAGCTTGTGATCACGTCAAACTTGTCATGCGGCAGCTGGCAATCTGGGAAGGCCACGTTGCCAATCAGGGTTGGCTTGAACTTAGTGTTCTCAAAGGCCTTAGGCATCTCAAGCTTGTTGTAGTCAATGCCGATGTAGTCAAGACCGTCTGAAGCCATGCGGCTGGTCATCAGCATCTTTGCCAGTGGTACGTCCTTGCCGCAGCCAATGTCAAGCAACTTGCAATCCTTACGATGCTTGGGGTTACCCATCCACTTGGCCACGTGGGTCCAGCGTAGGCAGTGAGCGATGTAGTCGCGATGAATGAAACCGCGCTCTTCCGCCTGATCAATGCTCAGGTGGGTATTGTCGATGGACTTTCCTCTGGCGTTTGCCATATATTCTCCTAGGGTGGGAAGGTAGGGGCCAAAGCCCCAGGTTTTTATGCTGCTTCGGCAAACTCGACGGCTAAGTCAAGTGCGTGGCGCTTGCGAGTTGCTGCTGAGCCAAACCACGCGCTTGTCAGACGCTTGTCTTGGTCAGTTCCAGCGACGTGGTCGTAGTAGTACGTCACGGCGTTGAATGCTCCCCACCAAGTACCTGCTGACGTCTTCAGATCAGCACCTGGTTGGGTTTGCACGATGTCGATCAGGCGGTTGACTGTACGGCCAAGATCTGAACGGCTGACGGAACCATCTTCTGAAGCAGCCAAGGCTGCTTGATACTGGTCCGGATTGATGAGCTTGGAAAAGAACTCCATGACTTGCTGGTCCTTGGCGCGTTTTGTAGACAAGAACTCTGCTTGCTGCTTAAACATGTCAAGCGATTTCATTGCAAGGCCAACCTTTTCGGCGGCAGTCTGCTTAATCTCGTCGTCAAACGCGCGATCGTGAGACATGCGGAATGTGTTGTCTTTGTTTGTATTGTTCTGAAGAGCCGCTGTCAACGTGTTGTTGCAAACTACGCGGATTGGCGTAAACAAAATCTGCAAGCTACGGCCCCAGATGTGCGGATTGTCAAGCAAGATGTAGCCTTGCACTTCGTCTTTGCCGCCCAGCATAAAGCCGCCGTTAATCTTAGCAAGGCCCCAAACGCGCTTGCCACCGCAAAGAGAGCCGGCAGTCTCCATCTTCATGTCGCCGGCTTTGCAAAACTTGTCAAAGAACTCAAAGACGTCGCTGTTTTGCGTGGGCTGGTATTCGTTGCCGCAGATGCCAAGGATCTTGCTGTCTGTGTCGCGCACCAAAGCGTAGTGGCTGTTTAGCACGTGGTCAAGTTCGTCGACGACTAAGGCCTTCTTCTGAACTTTCCAGTCAAGGCCAGCTACGTCAAGCATCTGGGCGGGGGTCAGGTTGTCTGCGACGGGGGTGCCAAGGCCATGCCAAGGGGTCTCATTAGCGTAAGCCATCGTTTCAACTTCGTGAGCCATGATATTCTCTCTTTCTTCTTTCTGTTTATGCAAGCGAGATTGCTGTGCATGGGATTGATTCTAGCGCGTAAAACCACGTGCTACGCAGTTTTTTCAAATTATTTTGAGCTGGGACTTTTACTAGCTATGTTTTCAAAAAAGCTATAGAGTACTTTTTAGAGCCAATACAGAGTGAATCAATTCATTTAACTAATTGTTTTTAACTCGTTCGTTCGTCTTCTCTCTAAATCGCGCAAGACCAAAACAGAGAGTATTGATCCTCTTTGTATAGTCTAAAAATATCCTCTATAGCGTTTTTGATAGGGGAACAAGGAGCCTCAGACCATGCCACCATACCGATATTGCATTTCGGCAAGCTCTGGGTGCCTTCTGGTGACAACCGAGGACGTTCTGGCCTTGTTGGCCTTGCGTTTCTTCTTGACCAAACCACCTTTTGCAAAATTATCTTGCTCGCGGATCTGATCAGCTATGATTCGAAGATTATCAAGCAACCTGGACTGAATGTTTCGGCTCCAAGGAATGTCTTCTGCCATTGGGCCAATCAAGTCTTCCCATATAAGGTCCCCGCGTTGGTCGAGATCGGCAATGTCTCGGGAAATTAGCCGCATTGCGTCTTCTTGGGAGTCTGCATCGTTGTAAAACGTGTCTCGCAGAGTCTCAGCAATCTGCGTCGCATCATGCACCACAGTCCCGATCATCTCTTCAAGATTGCGGGCGGTCAATTCACGCACATCAAAGTTAGCCCCGGCGTGCGGGCCAACATTGTAATTCCTGATCATGTTGGTTAGGGCGCTGATGGTCGTGTTGTTGTCGTCAATGACGTTGTCGTCAAAGTACGTAGTTGCCAATTCTTCAGCTTGACGAATTCCGCGTGGCTCCATGTTAGCTATCAAGTCCACCCTTGTCATATCTCGAATTTCACGAGGAACAGGGGCCCGCTGGGCAAGTTGCAAAGGTTGTTGAGCAGGGGCAACAGGGGCGGGCAACTGCCGGGCCGGCTGTCTTCCCAATAGGCCCCCGGGCAGATTAAATTCAGGTTCCCAACCGTGCCGTTGGACGTAGTCTGCCAGCATTTGCCGCTCGGCGTTGCCTACGTTGATTAGGGGTGAATTTGCGGACTGTTGATCTCGAATGGATTCAACAACCATATTTAGATCAATAAGCTCCGGGTCTAACAGGCCGAGTTGCGTATCGGTGAGCATAGAGTTGCGCAAGAGATTGTAGTTTTCTCCAACTGTTCGCTCGTCAATTATGTCATTGACCATGCGATATGCACCTAACCGGCTTTCATCTGGCAAAGTCTCAAAGATTGTGCCTGCGCGTCCTTCACGCGCGCGCGTGCGCAAGTCTAATAGATCTTCCATCGGGACGTAACGGCGCGCTAGGATCTCTTCTGCTGTGACAGGAGGGATTTCGTACCTTAACGCTAAAGCAAGACGATCAGCGGCTTGTAGCAGATCCGGGTTATTAGCTGCATGCGTTTCATCCGGTTCCCAATCACCTACAGGCAAATTTTCTTCAGGCTGCGCGCGGTTGTTTTCAGCTGCCGACAGCCTACGCTCAATGCTTGAACGGATACCACGAACATCAACCAAAAGGTCTGAAAGCCCATTGGCAAGCTCTGTGTCCACTTCGCGATTCTGGGCGTACGAGCTTGCAATTATGTTTTCCATGTCCCGTTCGGCCCGGCGAAGTCTGGTAATGCCCTCTTGGGTAAAGGCGACCGGATCCTCCAAATGCTGCTGGAAGATGGTATTGACAGCCCTGTTCATGGCCCCTTCAACTCGATTTGGATTGCTAGCTGAGTTTTCACGAGCCCCTTCAACGGCGTTACTCCACGCAGCATTAAAGTCATCCAGCATCCGGGCGTGATCCCTAGCTGTAAGCGTTGCAACCGGGCCTTGATCTTGCGTGGCAAGGGCCCGAGATGCTTCCCTGACATCTTTGGTGGCAGCTTTGACGTCATCAACAGTCACAAACCGTGGAAGGCCTTCCCCGGATTCAAAATCAAAAGCCGCTGCTTGATCCTTTGTAAGACCGGCTTCTTTTGTCACTCGCCGCCAGTCACCAGGGTTGGTTGCATCAAACACTCCAGTGTGGTCAGCCAATCTATCACCAGCGCTTCTAATTGAGCTGGATCTCTGATTCAGGTAGTCGCGAATTGCATTTGTATAGGCTGGATCAACGGCTTCGTTCTTAGCGCCTGAAGCATATCCAATGTCAAATGTGCCGTCTCTTAATTGGCTGCCTCCGCTAGTAGGAATAAATTGAATTGTGGCAGCTGGCAAACCAGTATTAGAGTCGCGAACGCTGACCAGCTCATGGCCCCGCTCCAAGTCTCTTACGTAAGAGGTTTCATCCTTGCCCCGGCCTGAACGTTCCCCGGTGATGGGATCAACAAGGGGCTCGTAGTACTGTTGCTTGCCTGTCAAGATGTTCTTACGGCCTTGGGGTGCAGTTCCGCATTGGCCAACGCAGTGGTCTAAGACAGTTGTGTCCGCACTCATGTCTCGTATAGCTACGTCTCTTGGCGTATTTTGGTCAAGAGTAATAATAGAGGCATTGCCAAAAGTCTTCACACTTTGGTCGTTACGTAAGCGATCAAGCAAAATGGTTTGAAGGGTCTGACGATATTTTTGCTCTTGCACCTTGGCTGCTTTTTCAGCTTCTATCCGTGACAAGCCTTTTTCCCGCATGTAGTTCTCAATGGTCAGCTTAGAGGTGTCACCAGCCTTGCCTGTAAGAATGTCTTCTAGTAATGCAGCTCCAAGTTTTTTATAGCCCACGTCTTTAAGCAAACTGTCTCTATCTATACGAAATAGTTTTTCATCCTCAGCGGCCTTAGTCACACTTGGAAAGAATTGTTGTTGCTCGTAGGGCAGGCTCTTCAGCATGCTCTTCTTGGTCATTGGCCTGACGATAGAGTCTTCCACGTTTTCCATAGCGGTGCCAAGCTTGATGTTTTCAAGCTCACCTAGCACTTGTTCGCGCTGACGCAGCTTTTGACGTAAAGGGTTTGTTGCCTCGGCATATTCAGGAATTGAAGCCGGGTCAATGCCTTCTTCATGGGCACGATTAAACAAGGGCGCGCGAGCATCTTCAAGGACTTTGATCTCTTCATTTAAGCGATCAAGTTCTCCCGTCTTAGCCAAACGTTCCTCATAAAAGCTGCCCATAGCAGGGAAGCCAGAGGCTAGGCGTCGATCAGCCAGCTCAGTGGGATTTGCAAACTGGGCTAACTGGCCAATGTCTTCAGGGCGCTCATAGGTAATACCCTGACGAGCAAGCTTGACTGTAGGACTTCCTTCAGCCCCCACAGTCTTGTTGATATAGTTTGAAAAAGGTCCTTTAAGAACCCGTTCAGCCTCTGCCATACGAGCCATAAACTCTTTTGGACCAATAACCCCTTGTTCGCGAAAGGCCGCCCCCTCAGGACTATTCAGGAGATCCTCAATCACACCTAATTGCGCCACCTGCCGTTTAGACGGGTCTGAGTACAAAACGCCGTAGGCTCGTTGAGCAGAGGGTTCAGTTGGCGCGTCTGGAAACATCTCGACAGCTTTTTGACGTTCCGCAGCAATGACTGCCTCTCGCAAAGGTGGATTATTTTGAAGAAACCGGCGAAGGTACTCCTCAGACACCATTGCAGCAGGCATGTCCGCGGTAGGAACGTCGCCGTAAATGTCTTCAACTAAGTTGCTAATCGCATCGTTGTCAGTCCTAAAGCCCTTGGCCGTAGCCGGCACCTGAGCCTGAACAATGCGAGAACCCTTTGGACGGACGGCGTAGAGCTTGGTCTCAGGAGTCAAGGCCTCTGGCAAACCAGGCACCAAAGACTGACCCGTTGATTTGCGGCGCTCAAGGGTATCGCCAAGAGCGTCGGCGGCAGCCTGAGCCTTGACACCAAGGGTGTCTTCACCATACAAGTTCTGACGCTTCAGACCTGATTGCGCAGCTTGGAAGTCTGCAGGAGTCTCGCGAAGTTCCTTGGCTAGTTGCTTGACTTGACCCGCTCCTACGCGCACGTCTGTAGGCGTCAACATTGCTCGTCTAGGAGCATTAGGAACCATTGGAAAAGCAGCAGGCACCTTAAGGATGTCCATAAGCTTGCTAACGCCCCCAATAAAGCCTTTGCCCATTTCTGTTTTAGGAGCAAGAGCCTGGCCATATTTTTGCATCAGCTCTTCTGCTGTTGGCGTCGTAACTTCTTCTTCGCCAAGACTGCGACGGTAAATGTTTCCAGGAGCTGCGTTTAAGGCTTGGACGCCCGCGCTGATAGGGGCCACAATAGGAAGAACCGATGAGCCGATAAATGACTTAGTCGTGTCTACAAGTGATCTTCCCACCATTAGAGGATTTGCTTGGGTAAGAGCAGAAACAGCCTTCTCACGCAGGCTCTTAGGTGCTTCGGACTTAGAGATAGAAACCTGGCCTGGGATCTGTGAGGAGTAATCCGGTCTTACGTACTTTGCCTCTAGGTCGCCAAGATCTTCATTAGATCCGTAGAAGTTACCTTGTTCGTCATAGGGCATGGCTTATTCCTCTGTGCTATATTTTTCCAAGAGCCTTTTGAGCTTTTCATCATCATCTTCGCCTTCAGGAGCCTGTTCCTGTTCGGAAGGAGCTCTTGGAGTCGTTGGAGCAGCAGCCCCTACTGTACCGGAAGTCGTTTTAAGGCGACGAGCAGTAGTTGCCTGGTCTTTTACAAACTTGGCGCTGCTAGACTCAAGGCGCTGCAAGACGTCGTCCACTTCTTGCGTGGAACCTGACTTTAACATCTGAGCCACGTCAGCAGCGGTCTTCTCATCAAGAGACGTACGCGCCTGCAAGTATTTTAAGACACGTCCGACCACGGAGCCAGGGGAACCGGAGGCAATGTCTACCGCTTCGCCTGCAATGTCAAAGATGCCGTTGCCAGCTCTTAAGTCTTTCAAGGCTTCTTGTTTGTTAGCCGTCCGGCTTCCGCGGACAATGTCCTGGGCGTTACGGAACAACTCTGACTCGCGTTGAAGGGCTGCCTCAAATACCTTGTATTCGTTAGGATCTTGGAACAAGGCTTCCAGACGCTTGCGAGTTGCAGGTGCCCCAATAATCCTTTGGGCCGCATTGATTTGCTGGGGAGCATCCATAACCTTGGTCAGGAGCGACTGGGCCACGCCAGCGCGCAGAGCATCACGCTCGCCGTCTGACATAGCATTGACCAGCTTCTTGGCTTCGGCAGGTAACATCTTGGGGCTAAGGTAGTCAGTGCGGCCCATACGGAGCGCGTCTAGAACTTCCATGTCGCCGGCATACTTGGCTCGTGCTGCTGCGTACTCTGGGACGTTCTCGTCGATCACGCCGATGTAAGCCTTGCGAAGATCTTTGAGCGCGTTGGCTTCAGCTTTCCCCATGCCTTCACCCTTGTAGCCTTTGTCAATCAAGGCATCGATGCCGCGCTTGATGTAGTCAAGAGTCCTGACGTCAGGGATCTTGCCGACGCTGATCATGTTGCCGTCTTTGTCTTGACTGTAGATGTCATTCAGCTTAAAGCGAGTTGGATCCTCTCCGCGCAATTCTGCTGCCCGTGCTTCTTTGCTGGAGATGGCTTGAGCTTCCTTGAACGCCTTCTTAAAGGTGTCATCCTCTAAGACCTTCAGAATGCGGGTGTCGTCAACCGAGCCGTGTGCGTAAGCCGTGTCGTAGAGGTTATTGGCATTTGCGCGTAAAGTGCCGACCAACTTGTCTTCTTGGGCAGTGTAATCAACACCCTTGCCCACGTCTTTAAGAGCCCGAGAAGCAGCTGCCTCACGTCCGCCTTCAAGGCGCTCATTCAAACCAGTGCCAAGGATCTTGCGACCAGGACCTGGCCGAGTCACGACGGCTTCGCCAAGGGTAGACATGGCTGGGGTAGCGTCCATGATGGTAGACTGAACTCCAAGAGCCCGATCTGCTCGCATTTTCTCTCTAAGGGCCTGGGTGTCCATCTCGTCTCTACCCATAGCTTCCAATACCTTATTGGTTGCGCGCTGCTCTACAGCTCCAGGAGATGGTCGTATCGCGTTCTTGACAGCCGTGACGCCTTGACCACCCAGCTGAATGCCCTTAGCAACAGTCGGACCAAGGACGGCACCCGTTACGCCGCCGGAGACCGCTCCGCTCATACGATTTCCTTCGGTCTCGGAACCTGCTCCTGCAATTGCTCCGGTAGTAGCACCTGTAGCTGCCGCCTTGCCCATTGTGCCCGTCATAAACTTAGGCATATATTGGGCCAATGACTTTGCCGCCATCCCCATACGACTTGCTCCCATGACGGCACCAGGGGTACCGGCTCCTGGGATCATGGCCATGCCGATGGTTGGGACCAGACCAGAAGCTAACTCGGTACCTAGAGCCGCAAACGGATGCTTCTCTTGGAATTTCTGATATGCCTCGCGCTCTTCCTTGACAACATCTTCATAGGGACGATTTTCCATCTTGGCACGGACGCGAGCGACTGCCTCGTCGCCAAAGCCAAGGCCTAGGCCCTGACCAACAGCACGGCCAAAGTTGGCGAGGGAATATTCACCGCCATCAGCATAATGCTCGACCATGCCGCCATCTTCATATTGGCCTTTCCAGCGCTTTTTAAGTTCCTCATCTTCATTTTTATTAAGTTCTCCGGAATACAGGGCGGCGCCAATTGGCAAAGACCGGCGCCCCATTGCTGCAATGTCAGATGGAGATATTCCTTGCGACTCAAGCCACTTAAGCGTCTTGTCTATGGTTGACTTTTCTTCCGGCTTTTTAGCTCCACCATCTTCATAATGAGCGACCATGCCACCGTCTGCATAGCGGCCAACAAAGCCACCGTCGGCATTGGCTTCAGGCGTGATCTTGCCATAGGCGCCCTTGCGGATGTTTTCCATCTTGGCCTGGTTGGTCTTAAGGCGGCGGGCAGCAAGCGAAATAGCCCTATCCCAGACTGCCTCGCGTTCCTTAGGCGACATGCTGAGGGAACCTTGAAGCTCACGCAAGACCCGGCCTTCAGCATCACTAGGAGCTCCTCCAAATGTGGCTTTTAATTGATCAAGCATATTTTGACCAACCAAAGTCTCAAGCTCAGTTGTGGCGGTCACGCCTTCAGAATCTTCCACGCCGGGGATGTTACGCGCAATTGTTCTACGCGCCGCTGCGGCAAAGCCTGAATAAGCCTTGTTGTTGAGTTCCTTGGCCCTTGACAAATTCAATATGACGTTCTTGCTAGCATTAACAGAGTCCTCCGCCTCAAACAATTCTTTTTGCTCGGTGGCGCTCAGGTTCATGCCCTTGCCTTCACCTGTCAAGGCTTTGACACGAGCCTGATATTCAATGGTTCCTGGAGTCAAGCCTTCATCCTTGGCAATCTTGCCTGGTGTGGATTGGGGCTTGTCGCTATCGCGATCTGCCTTAGCCTCTGCCGGAATGTAGTTGAGCTTGTTTAAGCGCTGCTTATAGACAGCCTTATTGGACGCAGACACAGTAGGATCGTTGATCTTTTCAAGAAGCTGATCAATCTCATTGGTCTTGACAGCTGAAGGACGAGTGGTCAAATAGGTGATACGCGCTTGAGCATTATCCTTGGCTCCCTTAGTCGATTTGGGATCCTCAATGACTTCTTGCAGCTTCTCAATCTCTGTCAGGCGGTCTCTAGGAGCCGACCGAGACAAAGCAGAAAGGGCGCCAATCTGTGCTTTCTGTCCTTCGCCTTGAGTATCAGCTGACGCCAGCTGGTATTTAAGGTTTAGGTCTTCTAATTCTTGTGTAGCCTTGCGACGTTGAGAAAGAGCCTCGCCAGTCGCCTCGGCAACGTTGCCAAGTGTCTCGCCAAAGCTACCGGTGCGGGTGGGTTTGCCAAGAGCCGCGGCCAAACGAAATGCCATCTCTGCCTGATCCGGACCAGCTGACCGAGCCATGATTCGCTCACGCGCCCTATCCAGTAAGGCCTGCTTATCGGTTGCTGTTCTTTCGCTGTTTTGAAGGTATTTAGTGAGCAGGGTTTGAAGCTGCCCGGTGTAAGGATTAGCTGCACCTCTTGACGAGGAGAAGCCAAGCGTTTGCGCGCCATTAAATTGGTCTTGCGAGCCGCCCTCAATGGAACTAGTTTCTTCGTCATCTTCAAGTAATGGCATATTTTATCCTTATGGCTTTCCGCCAAACATCTTGCTAAGACCGTATCCCGAAGCCATAGCCGAACCAAACTGCGACAACGGTGATGGCTGATACACGCTGGCTGGTCCAGTAGAAGTTGAGGTTGTGGAAGTAGGCACTTGCATACCGCGAATAGATGCGTTCAAGAATGCAATGTTGTTGCGGTCGTACTCTCGTTGGTTGAGAAAGTCTTGATAGGCCGTGTCCAGCGAGCGTTGTTCCTGCTGTTGCTGAGTAGCCCCTGCGGCCTCTAAGCCTGCAATGTTTTGAATGCCCATTTGTTGGGTTTGTTGACCAAGGGCTCCCATAGCTTGTCCTGATTGCAATTGGCGGGTAAAGTCCTGATTGGACAAGTTGCCAATTTGCTGGGCAGCTTGCAGATTTTGCGCACCTGTTTGACCGGCTAATTGTCCTTGCATTTGACCAAGAGCTCCAATCTGAGCGCCCGCTTGGCCGTATCTTGAAAGGTCTGCTCCTTCAAGACCGGCGGCTGATTGGCCCATGGCCGCTTGCTGTTGGGCTCCTGATAACATACGCTGGTAGTCCGCGGCAGTAAGCCCCGCCGTTGTTTGACCAATGGCCTGTTGCTGTTGAGCAGCTTGTAATTGACGGGCACGATCAGCTTGGAGTTGCTGACCAGCTTGACCGTAGCCTTGTTGAAGGGCGGAAGATTGCTGTGCAAGCGTCGATTCTTGAGTGTCCCGCAATGCGCGGCCAATTGCCTCGCCACTACGGCTGCCGCCAAACGTACCGGCCTGGATGGCTCGATCTTGAATGTTAGGCAGTAGATTTTCACGAAGATTGCGGGCACCAAGTTCGCCAATACGATTGACCACCTGATCGGTATACGGGTTCATGTAGTCTTGGATATTGCCAAGACCCGTTTGAGCACCTTGCTGCGACAAGTCAAAAGCTTGCTGCAGGTATGGGGTGGCCAGACCGGAGGTTGATTGAGTTCCCTGATTAGTCAACTGGCTCGCTTGTTGAAAATACGGTTGAGCCAAGGCACTAGTATCCCCAACCTGCTGACGCAAGAAGTTTCCTGCTTCACCGAGCATTGGCTGGGCTGTTTCATACGGGTTATAACCCAAGGCCGTATTTATATAGGGCTGCGCCGCATTCTGCGAGCTGCCCGTTGCTCCGGAGATATTTTGCTTCGCTGTATCCATGAGAGACGAATACTGATCTTCAAGACCAACTGCCTTGTCATAGGCCGTATTTTGGGCAGTATCAAAACCAGCAATTCTGGCCTCGCTGTACGGTTGATAAGGCTCTGCTGCAATCGAGTTGGCTCGACTGATCAGACCTTGCGTATAGTCAGAGTACCATTTTGGAACATTCGTGGTGGTCTCACCGTACGTCGTGACCGACGCAGGCGGCTGCCCCTGGAATAGAAAGTCAGTGACTGCCATGTTAAGCTCCCTTCAAGTAAGCTAGCGGACTTTTAGCATTTGGGCTGATCTTGCCACTTGCAAGATTTTTGCCTTTATGTTGACGCAGTTTAGAGCGCATCTGATCAAGCTTAGAGGCTCCCGCTTTAGAGGATCCATTGCCAAGCATTGCAACAGTCTCGGCATCCATTACGTATTCACCGTCAGACAAGACAGCATTTACGTCGTCAGAGCGGCCGTCTGCCCCTCCACCAATTCTCAGGCTGTGCACTTGGTTAAGACCTCCCATTGCCATTGCTTTGGCAGGAGGATTGCCATATTGGTAATAGGCCATCTTGGGGTCGCGAGGACGCTGGGGCATTTGAGGCATTTGAGGATGTGCTTGCAACATGCCCTGTTGAGACATATCTTGTGGGGGCATACCTTGCGGCATTCTTTGAGGAGCACCCTGCATCATTGGAGGACGTGCCTGAGCCATGCCCATAGAACCACCTTGACCTGCTTGACGTTGTTGGGCCATGGCCTGCATCATCTGGGCTCTACGTGGATCTTGCATACCCTGGGCTTGACCGCCTTGCGCAAAGTGCTTCATCTGAATGAGGCCGCCCATATTGGCAGGTATTGGAAGGGGAACAAACTTAGTATTTTTGAAAAACTGGTGCTCGGCCGCATTTGGTTGACCGACTTGGCCATATTTATTAAGGGCACCTTTGTAGTTGACCTTATCCCGCGTGTATTTATATAAGTCAAGGGGCTTGCTAAAGTTTGAATCCTGAGTAAAACCTTTTGGAGGAGGCGCAGAAGAGCCACTCCCGCCAGATCCACCAATCAAGCTAGCAGCTCCAAGACCTAGACTAGCAAGCTCAAACGGGCTTGCATTTTTATACCATTCGGCAGCTTTGCCGCCAAGGTCTTTTAATGCCTGAAGTGGGCTTGAAGAAGCTGCCGCCGCTCCCGGCGCATACTGCGCCAATTGCGCTGGCGTCAATGCGTTTATTTCTGCCGCAGTTAAACCGCCGAGGCCAGTAGTTGCGGTAGCGGGTACGGAGCCAACAATTCCAGAAGTTGGGTACACCGACAAGTCCGATGCGGCTATTTGTGCGGGAGTTAATGCTGTACTACCCGTTGTTGTTGCTGCCGCCGCTGCTCCACCCGCCTCTACTGCAGGTGCATACGCAGCCAGTTGCGAGGGGGTCAATGCGTATATTTCCGCTGCGGTTAGACCACCAAGGCCCGTAGCTGCTGTGGCAGGTATTGCTCCAACAATGCCGGATGTTGGGTACACAGCCAAGTCCGACATGGCTATTTGCGCGGGAGTTAATGCTCCAGCAGTTGAAGCAGCACCACCAAACGCACCTGCAGCACTTAACGCGCCCGCCCCAAGAAAAGCACCCAAGCCCGTAGCCATGCCACGATTAAATTTGGCCACAGTAGCGCCATCATCAAATAGGTAATTGCCCGCTGTGTCATAAAAATAATTATGCTCACCATTCGGCATAAAGCCGTATCCAGAAATCTTTTTTGGGTCCAAGCTATAGTTGTCTGATTCTGGCCCACCGTAACGAGCGCCTTCGGTGAATATAGGTCTAATTTCTTGACCGGCCATCGGACCGTTTTTAGCGGTTATGGTCGTGTCTCTATACTTAGCCAAGTAATCGGCATCGGCCTTTTGTTGTGCGGCCATGGCCATCGTAGGATCGTAAGTCAGGACAGAAGGATCGCCCACGCCCGCTTGAGACATGTACCATCCCGGACCAGTTTTGTCTACAGCAGGCTTAGGAGGTTCGTAATAATCTGATTCAGCCATTTTCTATTTCCTTACTAGGATTACGCTATAAAGCACACTTTGGTTTGTTGTTAAATGGCCGGGCTTTTTGGCTACGGCATTCAGCAGCTCGATAAATCCTTGATCGGTCATTAGTCCACCATCTGTACAAATCGTTGGGCCCAACTACGCCAGTCAGGGAAGTCAAATGGATCGGGAACATTTTTTTGGCTTAGTCCTGAGATAACGCAAAACTGTAGGGCCCATTCTTGCCACTTGTCCTCATTGTCTAGCCTTGAGAGTGCTCCATAAATTGACATATCCATCACGATCTGATCGGCCCAGTCACGCAATCCGATTATAACCGGTTGCGTAATCACAGGGAACCCCCAACAACGCCACCAAGCATAGAACCGTCAGCTTCACCAACGTGCGCAATGATCTGGCCCATCTGGTAGTCACCATTGATTGTGTTGGAGGTAAACTTAAACCGCAGTTCGCGGCGTTCTTCTTTGAACCAAACGATCTGCTCGTAAGGGTCTGTGGGGGTTGCAAAAATCGTGCGCTCAGGGCCTTGAATTTCAAGAGCCTTGGCATTGGCTCGTCCGGTCAGCTGCACGGTCATGTTTTCAGACTGTACAAAGTCAGGCTCGATTGCCTCAACCCGAATCCACTTGTTTTTAGATCCGCCTTGAGGGACCAACATGCTCATGTCAGCTGTCTCAAAGAATGAAGGAACTGCTGTAATAAACTGACCATCAATCTCGTTGACGTCATGCTCATGCTGCCAGACCTTATAGCCTTCTTGAGGAATTATAATCCTCTGCAAGCCTTCCTGTGTAATCCTTAAGTCGGCATTTTCAGTGATTCTATTGTTGGCCACATACGAAGACAGTTGTAAACCGCACAGCAACGGCGCTGCGTATAAAGGGGACCATTCCCCTGCCGACCGCCCACCATTAGGCAACTCAGTGTCATACCAGATGTTCTCACGGAGATTGTAGATGATGGCATGAGTGCATTCGGTGGCATCCCCGCGTGGATAACACCACCAGATCTCGCCGTAACGAGGAACCTTGTAGGCCCAGACTTTTTGCGCAGCGGCCCTGTTTAAGCCATCGTAAAAGTAGTTGATGTTTAGGTTGTTGGGGATCTCGCGAACTACGCCATTAAACATCAGCATACGATCTGTTCCCAGCCAAAAGTATTGGCCGTCATACTCAATGACAGAAGCAGCCGATAAGATGCTGGAATACGGACTGATCGTATCAAACTGGAAGACTTCGGTGCCTCCTACAAAGGAGGCCCTGATAACGGCATCTGCGCTCCAAAAGAGGCCCGCTGGCGCGTTTCCTGGACCACCCCTAAGGGCAAGGCCACGGACAATTTTTTGACCTGCTACGCGCGCATTCCCTGCTCCTACGCCTATCAAGTCTGTAGGAGCCCCAGCCACCGACCACCCAATTACACCGTCATTTCCAAAGTACATCAGATAGGGGTGCAGGGAGACCACGCCCCCAGTGGCACTTACTCCTGCCGGAAACGTTGTGACTTCAGTTAGGAGATTGGTCCCCGTCATAGAACCAATAAAAATCTGACCCCCGTCCGTGTTGCAAAGGCAGCCGGCATTTGGGGCCACTTGGGCAACAATCATGTTTGCCGCTGGGATAGATTGGCTGTCATAGATTACGTCAAATTGCCAAATGTTGGCATCGTCCACTAGCAGGGTTGTTGGAGTACGGTCGGTGGTAATACTAGAGTTGCCAGTTGCGTCAAGGGTAAATCGCTCGACTAGGCCAGCTGATCCGGAATGAAAATAAGTTGATCCATTTTCAGTAAAAGTTTTAACCCCGCGGCTTATTTCACTTAAGTAACGATTGACAACGGTATACCCTCCGATCTTGCGGGGAAGTCCACGTTGCCAACGGACCCATTGCCCATCAACGTAATAGTCGCCCTCATATCTAGTGCCATCGCGCTTGATGCCAGGCAGAGACTTAAGGACAATTGGAGTTGTGGCCATTAGTAGGTTCCGCCCTGAATTGGATCAAGACCAATAGCCACTTGAGCAGCGCCCTGAGTGGAGGCAGTAAAAATTGAAATACCTGTTGCAGTACCACCCAAGTTGATTAGAGCATTGCCAGACGTTGTGGCTCCGGTACCTCCCTGGGATATAGAAAGCGGGAGTGAGACGCCCGCTGTATCTGCTGCGACTACGTTAGTGCTGTCGCAGTAAAGAATTGCTCGAGCTCCTTGCGTGACTGACGTACCTGCGGCAATTGCAGTCTTGACCGTTAGGGTATATGGGCCGGTTGTGTTATTAGCTACCCAGTATTGCTGAACGGTCTGAGGCACAAGGATGTTGCGATTGCCGGTCAAGACGCCGGTAAAGCTATAGGCAATGCGATTTAACTCGCTGCCTGACAAGGTGTAATTGCCTGTTCCCGCAACGTTAATGACGGTATAGTCAAATGCAAAGACTGGGGACTGCCCGTAGCCAATGGTGTAGAAGTTGTTGCCATCCGTAAAGATAATGGCAGAATCTCCTGGTTGAAAGCTTATAGTAGAGGATCCGTTGATAGTTTGCGCGCCTGGAGGATCAACCAAGAGGGCTCCAGTACCTTCGTTGCGAAGCTGCAAAAACCAATTGTCTCCTAGCGTACCGGCAGCTGCTGTAGTAAAGGTGCCTGCTCCCCCATTCCAGATAAAAGTCTTTGCCCTGTCAGTTATGCCTGCCGTGTAATTGGTTCCAAAAAATGTGACCGGCATGGCTAAAGACAAGAGGGAGCCAATAGCAATTAGCCCTGTCCCAGCTAAAGACGCGGCATTTGCCGTTGAGACGGCCGCTCCAAACTGGAAGGCAAGCCAGGTGCCTCCGGCTGTTGTGTTGTTAGTCAGGTAGAGCTGCCAGACTTGGCCGGCAGCAGGAGCAGCTATCTGTGTCCCTGCAGCATTTCGAATAATAAAAGAACTGGCCCCAACGTTGTTAAACAAGATAGCTTGGCCAGTTGATGCCTCTAGGGCGCTTGGCAAAGTCAAGCTCCAAGGACCGGCAGTTGCTGTGACATCCATGATGCCGGCAATCAAGTTTGTTGAAGGAGCTGTCTCAAGTGCCCAGTCAAAAGTTGTATTGGCCGTAAGGCTTACTGCGGCATAACTGATCTCAGCAGGAGAGATATTGCTGCCGCCAAAAATGTTGGTATAGGTGGTCATATCAGGCCTCGTTTCTCACGGCACCACGGTCTAAGATCTTGCTCATGTCCTCGCCTTGCAATGCTTGCGCGGCTGATTGATACATGGCTTGCCAGACTGGGATTCGTTCGTCGTTTTTCAAAAATGGAGCTGCTTCCAACAGGGTTGCATATAACAACAAGTTGGGGGCATATTGGGTCAGCCAGTTGGTCTGAGTATTCTCATCCAACAAGACAGGCAATTCGTAATACAGGATCTCAATTGGATAGGCAGAATCCGGCGTTGGCGCAATGATCCAGTTGGTGTAGTTGTAGTCGGCATAGAACACAGGCTGAGCAACCAGGGTATCATTGGGCCAGTAGCTTCTGACATACTCGTAGGCCCTTGAAAACAGCTGGACGCGCGTATTGCCGCCGGTACTGGTTCCGATGTTCATGGAGATAGTGTCGCGCCAGCGGTCTGGCTTGGCAAGGACCGCAACTCCGGCTTGTAGATTTGTCACGACGGCAACTTGAAAGCCTTGGATCTTAAGGTCGCGGCTGATGCGGCGTTCTGCAAAGTTGATCAGGCTTGGGATCTGAGCAAAGACCAATGGGTCCGTGACGGCAGATGCGCCACGTTCCAGGTAGCTGCGGACGTCGTTTTGCAGCGACGTAAAGGTCATTGCTTGTGGCATTATTCTTCCTTATGCAAAAGGCCTACCTCGAGGGGTTTCCTTGTCGATTATAAGCGCAACCCCTCTTGGTTCTGCATCTTCTGTGTTGGGGATGCTAATGTGAGTCCAACGATCAAATTCACGGATGATCTGGTCATAGGGTAAACCCGCAGCAATCACCGCACGGACTACCTCATCAGGGGTCATGCCGGGTACTCGGATGTCAGCAGCGCAGCCGTGACGATGTTGGCTGGAGTCTTTGCTGCCCACTGCATCATTAACCTGTTTGCACCGGAAAGCCGAATTCACCATGATTGGCTTGCCACCTAGCGTGTCTTTGACCTGCTCCAGCAATTGCGCCAGTCTTTGCAGGTTGCTGATTTCCACCTGTGTCGGGCTGTTGTCAAACTCCCGGTGGTCGGTAACGGTCAGTTCTGCAAGGGTGAAGTGTTTGCTTAGGTTCATTTAATCCTCACTTGGTTGTAGGAGTCGATGCAGGAGTTGAGTTTGCGGATGGCTTCGTCTCCGTCTGCGGCGATGGAGATAAGAGCGTTAGCAGCCTTTGGGTCAAGTTCGGCTCTTGC